TATTTTTTGTTGTACGACCATGTAATTTACATTAATATTGTGTGAACAATTGTTTAACTAAACTAGAGAGATTATGAAAAAGCTTTTTCTTTTACTGTTTCTAATGATCCCGTTCATGCTGTTCGGGCAGGACCCGGGAGAGCCTACTGCACCTCCGTTAAGTTGGGGTGATTTCCTTTCAAACCCAATAGTGTGGTTTGCATCATTCGGAGGTGTTGCATTTCTGACATCCTTTCTGGCCGCCTTTTTCAATGGACTGCTGAAGGTCGTAAAGACATTTCATAAACAGTTAGTGGCCTGGGCGGTTGGAATGCTGATTCTGCTTGTGACCGACCTTATAAATTTTGGATATGCTGCTGATTTTCCAATATGGTTGGCATTAGTGCATGGGTTTGCCGCGGGACTTGCATCTAACGGGATGTACGACATACCTACTCTGAAGGCGATCCTGAATGGCATTGAGAATTGGTTTAAGCCAAAAGAAGATCTATGAGCAACACTAACAAGATACTTGTAATAATAATTGCCCTCCTTACGGTAGCCTTGATCGCAGGAAGCTTCTTTACCGTGTCAAAGGTAGATACCCTTGCTCAAGAGGCAGACTCGCTTAAAATCGAGAATACGGGCCTTTTGGGGCAAATAGCGGAAAGAGATTCTTTATTGTTCGTTCTTAACAAGGATACTGCTTATTTAAGTTATACGATCGATAGCTTAAATAGTGTATTTGTAAGGAAAGAAAGATACATCCGCCTATTGAAGACACAGCGAGACGAAGCTTTGGCGAAGTTATCGGGAATTACCGCAGACAGCACTTATCAGTTCCTTCAAAACGTGGCTTACAAGTTGCCAGGGGAATTAAAATACAAGTTTAGCGACAATCAGATTAAAGAGATCCATCAGGACTATGAAGTTGCCAAGAACGCAGAGACGCTGATTCCGGCAATGAGCGACGAGATTGAGATTTGCCAGGCAGAAATAGGTCATTTCACAATCCTTACCGGAGATCTCAAGAAAACCATCGATCTCCAATCGGCAAACATCAACGACTATAAGGGGATTATGGCCAATGACAGTACGATCATCGATGCTCAACGCAGGGTGATCGTGAAGGAAGTCCGAAGGAAGAACTTTTGGAAGATAACAACAGGTGTCGTTACGCTGATAGGCACTATTTTAATTATTTAAGCGGATTTTTGGTTTGGTAGAAAAGGAGATTCTAAGGGGTCTCCTTTTTTGTTGATAAATAATTTTCAAATAAATTTGCTTTGGAATATTTTATAAAATATATTTGTTACAAAATTTTATACAGATGAATAAAGAACAACTTGGATTGCGTGATAATATTGAGTGTCGGTTCGTAAAGACTGACACGGAGATCGTTGAAAGGATCTCAAAGGAAAGAAGCATGTCGGTTGAAAAGGCGAAGAAATATCTTCGTTACAACATCTTCACCATGCAACAGTTCTCCGATCTTACCGGATTAAGTCTTTCCACGATCCATAATCATTGTCGGCCGGCAATCATATTTGGCGAGGTAGGCACGAAGCTTGACTTCTGCTATCCATTTCCTGACAGCGAAGGGACAGGACCGAAATTTATTTTGAGGAACGAGAAAAGCGAGAAATATTTAAGGAATGACATTTAGCGATTTAGGGATTCAGGAAAAGTCAGGCCAATCCAGATACTATACCTTATGTCCACAGTGCAATCATTTACGAAAGAAGCATAAAGATGTTGCTTGTCTTACAGTAAATGATGAGGTTGGGAATAGGTGGTATAAATGTCATCATTGCGGTTGGAGCGGGAACCTTGACATGCAGGACAAGTTCAAGGAGGTATCTGAGCGTAGCCGGATGCCAAAGCTTATTCCCGATACTTATTCAAAAGAGGTAAGAGACTATCTTCAAAAACGTGGTATCTCAGCGAAAACGGCAAAGAGAGAAATGGTTTTTGAATATTCTGTCGGCAGGGGAGGTCCTATCATGGGTTTCCCCTTTTATATAAATATGACTCTCGTCAACGTCAAGTATTTCAATGTTAGATGGACTCCTGAGAGTGATTCGATGAAGTGGTGGCAGATGGACCGCAAGCTTGGAGCCAAGGCGATATTTCTTGGGATGCAATCAATACGCTTTGAACGGGATGAAGAGATTGAACAGAACAAGACTGTAATCATTACAGAGGGGGAATGGGATTGGCTTACATGGAAGGAGTGCGGTTATAACAATGCGTTAAGTGTTCCCCAGGGCGCTCCCAATCCGAAGATCAAGCATTTCACCACCGAATTTGAGTATATGACGGATCCGTATGTCACAAGCTTTTTCCATCCCGACAATATTGATCTGATAATCTTTAGTACTGATGGCGATGCGCCTGGTGAAATGCTTCGCAATCAATTGGCGATGTTCCTTGGCCGAGAAAGATGCAAGTACATTAACTACCCTGCGGGATATAAGGACATTAATGAGGTATTTGCAGGGAATGAGAAGAAGGGACTGCCGGCATTGGGACAGGAGGGTGTTGACGACTGTTATCATAATCTGTCATCCTTTCAGGTGGCCGGAGTCATAAAGCCAAGTGACATAAGACAAGACCTAAAGAGATACGCTGAAAAAGGCTTTAAACCGGGACTTGGATGCGGATTGCCCTATGTTGATAAACTGTTTACTTTAAAACCAAAGCATATTACCTTTGTTACCGGGGTCCCCGGATCGGGCAAAAGTGTCTTCATTCGATGGTATCTTGGAGAATTTGTTCGGCACAACGCCAAGTTCAACATCAAGTGGGCGCTTTATACGCCGGAGAACAGACCGGTAGCAAGGGAATATGCGAAGCTTGCAGAGGTTATAACGGGCCAAAGGTTCGAGGATGGGTTTTATAACTCCATGAGTGAAATGGTCAGGGAAAAGACTTTGCAGTTCATTGAGAAGCATTTCTTCATCATATCGCCGGACCGTATGAACTTTGAGACATGGGGTGGAACGGTAGCTGTCGATAAGGTGAACACGCTTGATAGTCTTCTGAAATATTTGATCTATCTAAAGAAGACAGAAAATATCTTTGGTTATGTGATCGATGCCTGGAATAAGATTGAGCATGAACAACCAAAGTACATGACAGAGACAAGCTTCATCTCTCAACAGTTGGATTATCTGATTAATTTTAATGACTCCTATGATGTTCATGGGATCGTAATAGTGCATCCAAGGAAAGTTGACATGTTGGGTATCAATTACCGGATGCCGTCATTGTACGACATCAAGGGATCATCTGCATGGAAGGAGAAGGCCGATATTGGAATTGTGGTTCACCGGTATAAGAACCGTGAGAAATATCCGGGCAAGAGGATCCCCAAGAATGCAGATATGGACGATTACTATAATGTGGATGACGAGGCTCCGACTATTATAAGGACTGAGAAGATCCGTTTTGAGGAACTTGGGAAGGAGAATAAGGTAAAGCTTACTATGGATTTTGCCAGGGGAGGTCGTTTCTTTGAATATACGGGAACGCCCGAGCAGACAACTATCATTATTCCCGAAAATCCGAATAAACTTAATCCGCCGAAGAAGAAGGAAAAGGAAGAGGAAATTGATTTGACACCACCACCCGATGATGAGGATTTACCATTTTGAAACAATAAAGATATGACAGACAATGAATTTGAACTTAAGACTTCCGAAGAGTGGTATCAGGAATACCCGCTTCTGATGATTGCACCAAAGGGTTGGGATATAAAAAACTTCCATTACTCTTGGTATGAAGAGAAGATCACTTTCAAAGAGTTTGATCGCAGATGTATGGCTTCCGATATGAAAAGACATAATAAAGACTAATATGAGACTACAAGGGAAAACAGTATTGATTTTGCCGGATGAACTACCGGAAAAGACAAGGGGTGGCCTGAACATACCCAGAACAGCCAAGGAGAAACCTTCGTTGGGAGTGGTAATAGACATCGGTCCTCTATGCGAAGAGGTCAGAAAAGGGGACAGAGTGCAGTTTGTGAGGAAATCTTCAAGCATCATTCAGATTGATGATAAGGAATACTGCTTTGTGCATGAAACCAAAATATCCTTTATATATGAGTGAGATAGTAAATAACTATGCATTTGCGAAGCTTTTGGACGAGTTTAAGGTCAAGGAGCTTGATTACCTTGAGCAGGAAGTCGATAAAGCAGAGAAGATCATTTCGGACGTCAATCATCAATGGAAAGACGAAGCACAGCGTAAGGTGGGTATAGCCAAGTTTGATAAGATGGTATCACGGTACGCTTTCCTTCAGAAGTTTTACAAGGAAGGACTTGAATTTGCAACACAACATGAGGATCTTGTTAATAAGTTGTGCAAATGGTATGAGACATGGAGAAACGACATCAGCAACAATGGTAAGCAGGAAGCAGAGATGATGGAGATGCAGGCCGACATGTTGCATAATATCTTTGAAGAGATGTACGAGGCACTTAAGCCTCTTGGACTTGAAATCAAACCACCTAGCGGATTAAATCTATGAGAACAGACTTACAAATTACAAGAATTGAAACCCACACTCCGGAGTGGCATGAATTCCGGAAGGGAGGAATAGGAGGATCAGAGATCGGCACGGTCTTGGGCCTTAATAAGTACGATACAGTTGCGCGACTATTCCATGAAAAAGTTGGCACTATCGGTCCGCGCATGGATGACAACGAGAAGATGTTTTGGGGAAGGAACCTTGAGGATGAGGTAGCGAAGGTATGGCAGTACTATGACGGCACAAAGGACGGCTATCTTGAGAACTACAAGAACGACAAGATCATTCGCACATGCCGGCGACTGAACGGATATGTTGTCAATCCAAAATATCCCTGGCTCTTTGCTTCCCTGGACCGGGTTATCAACATCAAAGGTGGAGTTAATCTGATTACAGGAGAGGCGCTGACGACAGAGGGAGTCCTTGAAGTCAAGACGCTTTCTTATTGGGGGGCGCAGATGTGGCAGGACGGACTACCGATCTATTTCATTGCGCAGATCCACCAGTACATGCTGATCCTTGAAACAGATTATGCCGAGATCGCCATTCTTCAGGACGGTAATGATTTCAGGGTTGAGAAAATATCAAG